ATTAGCCATAAATTACCAATTTTTATTATCAATAAATTTTTGAATAGCAGTCATTATATCTTTAGCACATTCTATTCCGATTGCATCGCCTGAAGTAAATACGTCTAAATATAACTGACTTCTTGATTCGTCTAATAAATCAATCTTACCATCTTCATCGTATCTGTATGGTGTTAATTTCATTGATACACTCCCACCAATAGAAGTTTCTTTTACTAACGGACTAACTGCTAAATTTAAAGCGTAAAATGGATATTCAATTCCATCTACTATAATCGGGTTTCTACTTACTAAAGCCATATTTATTAATTTTAAAACGGAACAGAAGTCCACGTTACGTTATTACTTGTTGTTGTTGTTACGCTGCCATTTGTAGCAACTGTTATTTTTGTTATTGTCCAAACTGCTTGATTTTCTAAACTACCATTTGGAGCATATCCGCAATAGTTTATATTTGAACTTTGTGCATTACGTCTTATATTTGTTAATAAATTGAATGTATGCGTATCGCCACTTGATGATATATTAAAATTTGTAGCTCCTGTTCCAACATTAAAGTATTGTACTTGTTGAGTTAATCCATTTAAAGCAGCTAAACCTGTTGTAAATGTTGTAAGAACCTGACATAAATGACCATTCTCAGTGTGTAAAGTTATTGTTCTACCAGATGTAATAACATATATTCTAACAGCTAATCTATCAGTTGCTAATAATGTTGTCTGTGGTACTGCTAAAGCACTAAAATAAGCCTCAATGTTTGTACCATCATTTATTAGTTTAGGTGTTGTAGAGTTGCTTGCTATCAATGAAAATGTAGTTCCATTATATTTATATAGTTCAATATAAAATCTTGGACTACCACCACCAGAACTTGCTTCAAAGTATGTTTCAAAGTTCCAATTACCTGCTGGTATTTCTAACAATGAAGGGTCATTAGCATCTGTTAAAAATGATGCTATATAACCATTTGTATTTCTTTGAAAATCTGCTCCTGTATCAAGTATTGGTGTTCTACTCATTTCATAATAAGTAACACCACCTATTGTACCTTGATTAACAGAACCATTTAAGTAATAATTAACACTTGAACCGCCACCTGTTGAATTAGGGAAATTTGCTAATGTTCCATCACCTCTAACATATTGTGAAACTAAACCAGCACCTGTTACCGCTATATCACCACTTGATGTTATAGGACTATTTGTTACAGTAAATGCTGAAGGCATAGTTAATCCTACAGATGTAACAGTTCCACTACTTGGAATATCCGCTAAAGTAATAAAAGGATTTACACCATCTTCGCCATCGTTTATTAAATCGCTTGTTTTAGTAACCGCTTCGGGAATAGTTGGTAAATTATCTAAATCGTTATAATCATTCGAAAAAGCAACCGCACCTAATTCAGAAGTATTAGCTTTTAAATCTAAAGCGTCTTGTAGGTCTGTTTGGTCTGAAAGTGTACCATCGATTTCGCCCCACTCTGCACCGCTTCCAATAACAGTGTTGATATTAACCTGCACCACATTAGGCACAGCATTAACCTCAACGTTATCAACGCTTTCAATAGCAGTTATTTCGATATTAGGATGCTCAAAATTAGCAACTATATCAATAGTTTCTACTGTTTTACTTACATTTATATCTATTATATCTGACATAAATTATCGTGTTACATCGTTTGTTACTAAAAAGTTTCCTGAAACGTATGTTTTTACAATTCCATCTATTGTAAATTGGATATCGTATATGTAATTAAAGGCCGGTATATCAATAATTCTTTGGTTAATTTTGAATTTACCATCTACTGCATCAGTTATCGTAATACCTTCTTCATCAATAGAAGTGAAATTTAACACTATTGCACCGCCATAATTCTGTCTTACTTGCATACGTATAATCGCATCAGTTAAATCAATAGCTTCTTGGTTTTTTAAAATTTCAAAATCTACTTCGTAAAAAGTATCGCCTTTAATATGTGTGAAATTTAAACTCATTTGTTTAACATTTTAGCTCTTAATAATAAATCTTCGTCTATAAATTCATTTTGCAAAAACCAACTACCAAAACTTGGTTTATTTGGATTCACAATATTATCACTTTTATAGTTCCATTCCGGTAAATTCTTTTTGCATAACCATCTATACATACGCTCTGCAAACATATCCGCCTTTGCTCTCATTTCGCTAACTAAGTTCGATAACATTTTACTATCTATTGCAGATGTATTCGCTGGAGTTGGTAACGCAATACCATTGTTTCCAATCGTGAACGCTCCTATCTTTAAAAACTCTAAAGCTCCTTGTCTAATTAAAAAAGGTTTAATGTAATTGTCATAAAGCGTTTCATAATCGCCCTCCAATGTTTCAGCTTCGTAGTCATCACAAATTTTTTCGTATAACTCTTCGCCTAACAATTCTTCAAGCCTTGTAATTTGAGCGTCTAAAATGCATTGACGTAATCTGTCTACATCGATATTCCCGCCTAAGGGAGTATTTTCTGTTATTTCGTTATCTTTTAAAAGTATTACCATTATTTTAATCTAAAAAAGTTATTGCTTTCTTGCGCTGGTTGTGCTACTAATTTGTCATTCTCTTCCCACTTTGCTTTTGGTCTATCTGCTGGATCTAAAGATAAAATCATTTTACGTGCTTCGTTTACAGATAAAGATTCGTTGTTTCTTCTTAGGTAAATTTTACGCATCCAAAAATGTTTGCAATTCACTCCGCCTTTGTATAACCAAATATTGTAAGTATCCGCACCTCTTGGACCAAGTCCAGGATTAACAACTTTACTACCGGCCAACTCGATATCTTCTTTTCTATATACCTTGTCAGCTTTTATCATTTTACTGCAAAATTCTCTTTGCCCCTCAGGATTTCCGCCATACGAATAACGTATTTTAAAAAGGCTCGTATCTTGTTCACTCTTTACATTTGGGAACGAGCTTGGAACTCTCGCTAATTGTAAGTGCATTTCGCTAATTGTAGGCTCGCCACTCATTTGAACTTCATCAATCAAATCCCACTCTTCCTCGTTTACTTCTTCGCCTAAACTTATAAGCTCATCAGCAATTAAATCGGTTTCACTTTTTTTTTTGCTTTTAATTTCTTTTAATTCAACTTTTTTTTCCTTTGACATTGTGATTTCACTTGCTGAATTTCCACTAAATAAAGCCTTTGCAACTGCTGGCTCAAATTGTAGCATTTGAATTAAGAAAGTAATAGCTTGATCAACTGTCAAAACGCCATCTTTTACCGCTTGCATAATATCAAGTGAACTTGCAATTTGCGCTCCGTTGTAACTCGCTTCTTTTTTAATTAAATCTTCGCTTGCTACTTCAGGAATCACTCCATCTGCAGTCGGCTCAGTTTGTGTATCTTTCTCATCTTCTCTTAAACTCAAAAACTCTAAACCTGTTAAACCTTTTACAAACTCTATTGCATCAATAATATTTTCTTGTATCGGTTGTATTACATTCAAATAAGTTTCGTTGAAAGCGGTTTCAATTTCTTCTGCATTTGAACTAAATCCTGTGCTTTTTGTAATTCCTAAAATTGCACCCGATACAACTTTGTGAGCAATACAAATTTTGTTTTGAGCTTCTTGCGTTAAAAAGTCATATTGTTTGTGTGCGTCTGAAACTTGCAAAGCCGATATTGTAGTTTCACTTTCTTTATTATCATTAAAAGACAATAAGAATTTACCAGCGTTTGTACTTCCTGTTAATTGGTTTCTAATTTGTCGGCTAAATTTGTTTAAATCTTCTTCGCTTTCAGGCTTGCCACCGTTCACGTTAATAACGTGTCCAAAGCTCATTCCGTTTTTAATATGATTAACATAGTAATTAGCAAGTTCACTCTCAACCTCGCAATAAGGTAAAGCCGAAATGTAAGATGGATTACCAAAATAGAATTGCCCTACTTGGTTGGATTTAATTACAAAAACTTGGCTTTCGGTTTTTTTACCAAATCCGTATGTAGGTATTTTTTTTGGTGGATATTTCTTTTGATCATCCCAATCAAAACAAAACCAATAAGATTTTATTTCGCCATCTTCGGCTTTGTTAGGTAAAAGTTTATTTTTTTCAATATGGTAAAGGTTTCCTTTTGGAGTTACCTCAAAAGATGCCTCGCCAAATAATACCATATCAAAACAAATCTTTCTTAAATCCGTTTTAGAAACAAAATTCTGATCTACGTTTAAACCTAATCCGTAAATATATCGAGCGTATGAATCAATAATAGCTGAGTTTGTCGGACTTCCGTAGTAACTCGCAATGATATCTTTATACATTTGATTATCTTCGCCATTCATTACCCAATCCTTATTCGGACTTTCTTTAATTTCAGGTCTAATATATTCCTTTGCTAATTTTAATACTTCTATTTTCATATTGCTTTCGCTTTACTTCTGTAAATTAGTTTATCTTCTCCTATTATTTCAAGTGTATAATTGCCATTTAAGACAAAATTATAATCAAATTGTATCAAACTATAACCATCTACTAATTCGCAAAGCAAATCGCTTATAATGCTTTTAGTATTTGTTAGTTCGTGCCATATAGTTAGCGTTACATAAGGCTCATAAACCCTATGCAAAAATCTTAAATTATGTGTTTCGTTATTTGTTACAAAGTAGTCCATACTATTATAACGTAATTTTTTTATTTTTTTACATAAAAAAAACCACCCTTTTGAGGTGGTTCAAAAAAATGGAAGATAAATTAAATTACTGGAGCTTCCCCGATGTAACTATTTTGAACAGTTGCTAATAAAGAAGTTTTAGCTCCTGAACTTAAAAATGGTGCAAAATCAGGCTCTTCTGCAGTAAACTCAAATGTGTAACCATTCAAATCACCTTTTGCCAATCCTGTAACTGCTGATCCATTTGTTGCTTTTGCCGAATTAATGTAACCCATCAATTTGATGTTTCCGTTATAATCTTCAACAAAAACAATCAATCTATTTCTCATCATTAACGACAACTCTTCCTGAGTTTCAGCATCTAAAATTGGTAAATTACCAACTAAAACCTGAGAAATAAATTTCGTTCCGTTATCCCAATTGATGTTTGGCGTTTCTGTTAAACCTTGCGTATTGCTTGAGAATTCATATTTAAAAGTTTCAGCTAACGAACCAACCGAACTAACCACCTGAGCAGTAGCAGTGATTCCGTAATCAGCATATAAACCAATGTAGATATTTTTAACACCAGCAACCGCACCTAAACAACTTACTTTTTTTCCCTTTGTAATAAAATCACAACTCATATATTTATTGTTTTAAAAAAGGCTCGACTTAACGAGCCTTTATGTTAATATTAAGCCTCAGGAATTCTGTACCATACAATCTCTGGAGCATAAACATAGATAACACCTACGTTATAAACCATTGTACCTCTTACTTTACCAGTTAATAAACCGATTGAATCCTCGTCGATAACTGCGATTGAGTTGTGGTCTTCTAAAGCACCAGTAGCAAAACCTAAATTACCTTGCTCCGCAATTACAATAGTGTTTTCAGGTAAACCACCAACCTCTACAAGTCTGTGTTTTCCGAATACTAAATCAGTGTTAGCATTTCCACCTAAACCATTAACAGTTCCTTTGTCGATTAAGTAGAAGTTGTACGCTTGTGCAACGTCTGGAGAAACCATAACGTTTAAAGTTTTTCTTCTGATTGCAGTTGGAATAGCTCCTACTGCTTCCTCTAATTGAGCAATAACATTTGATTTTGTGATAACCTCACCATCAACTGTAATGATATCCTCGTCGTCAGCGAATTGAGTTAAGAAACCATCGTATCCGTCAGTTGCTTCAACACCTTGCCAAATTTTGTCATCTGTGTAAGAAGCCTCCTCAGCTAATTTAGAAGCAATAATTCCATCTAAAATTTCTTTAGGGAATACATCGTTAGCAGCACTTGCTCCCATATCATCAGAAGTCCAAGTCGCTCTAAAAGTTTCTTTACATAAATCCCAATCGTCTTTGAATTTAACAGGTGTTACTGATTTTTCAGACAATACAATTGAACCTGCTGGAGTGTGTCCGCAAGTGTACTCACGTCTTCCGTTAGTAGTTTCTTGTTTTCTTAAAGAAAGTTTAGAGTTTACGTTTGGATAAATTGTTACTAAGTTATTTTTTAACGTGTCTGATTCTTTCCACGCTTTTAAAAATAATGCTCCTGCTACTTTACCGTTGTAGTTAGAGCTTACATTTACTGTTGTTGGCATAATTAATTGTTGTGTTTTTTAAGTTCAAATAAAAATTTTTCTTTTAAGTCTTTTGGCTCTGCAACCTCTGTATGAATTGGAGTGGCTTTAGTCAATACAACTTCTGCTTCTTCTTTTTTCATTTCAGCTTTGAAGCCTTCTAATTGTGCAGCTACTGCTTTAGCAATTTCGCCAACGTACGCTTGCATAATTTCGTTTACTTTAGCTTCAACTGAGTCATCAGCCATTTCAACTTTTTCTTCTTCTTCTTTTAATTCCTCCTCTACCTTTTCGGTAAGTTCACTTACTTTGCCCTCAGCTACAACCACAGTCATAGTTTCAGTTTCGTAGGTACCATCAGCAATTGCTTCGGTCATTTCTTCGTTAGCGAAAACAGGAACATCAACAGCCAACGCATCGCCCTCAAAGAACATTGTTTGGTCATCGATAGTAACTTGTTTACCTAACTTAACTGGTGTTTGATTAAGAGAAGCAAACCCTTCTTTAATCGCTGTTAAAATAGTTTCTAAATTCATATCTGTTTTTAATTGTGAATTCTCATCAAGTTCAAAAGCTCCGTCAATTGATACGCCTTTGATTTCGCCTGCTTCAATCTTTGCCATAACCTCATCATCATCAACTCTAAAAATAGTAAACCACGTCCCTATTGGTTGATTAAATCCTTTCATAACTGATTTATCGTGAACCTCATCTTCTTTAATCCAAGATTCAACGAATGTAACGCCCTCCAATTTTAGGTTTATATCGTGTTCTAAAGTAGATTCATTCTGAAAACCTCGCTTTTGAAACTCTTGTTGTGCTAATTGTATGGTTTCAGCTGGGAAAACTATGTTAAAAGCGTTACCATTTTCGTCTAATCTTAATATTTTTTGATTAGGAATAAGCACGGGAGTCATAAATAGACGCTTCTCTTTGTCTATTTCTGCTAATTTTATATCGTAATCCTTTGACATTTGCACGAAATACTCTTCAATAGCTGGGTCTTCAACTAAAGAAATTGCATAAACGCCTTTGTTTTTGCTCGGATTAAATTTAACTACATACGTTTCCATATAATTATAACGAAAAAAAAAAGTTATTTTACATATTGAATTGTAAAAATGTTTATATTTGTAACTGATTTGTTATCCATTTGTACAATTTTTTAGAGTTAATCATTAAAGCCACCCCTTTGGAGTGGCTTTTTTGTTATCCTATTGTGGCATTGTTTATGATATTCCTATCTAAACTTTGAGCGGTTGTTACGTTGTTTGATACTACATACGCTTGAATAGGTTGCTGTTCTCTTCCTAAGGTTTGTTGTATTTGATTAACTCCTGCGTTACCTACAACATTGAAACTTGGTGCGGTTGGAGCAGCACCGCCACCACTTGGAGCAGTAGCACCTCCACCCTTACCGCCTGGAGTTTTAACAGATAAGATTTTTTTAACATTCATTAATCCACCAGCTACTGCAATACCCGCTGCAATAGTTGCTCTTACTGGAGAACTTGGATCACCTGGAATTAATTGCGAGGTATATGCTTGTTGTGCTGCTAAGTAAGTTGATACCGTTGTAGAAGCAACCGCTAAGGCTTTCCCAGCTGCTGTACTCTCGCCTAAAATATCAGACGCCATACTTAACGCATTACTAACAACTTCTAAATTTTGTCTTTTAGCTTGTGCTTCTCTTTTGTCAATATCTTCTCTTGACTTTGCAAACTCTTCGGCTAATTTTGTACGTTGCTCTTCTGTTAATGTTTTATCGTTTAAAAGTATATTTTCTCTTTCGGTTAAAACTGCTCTTTGCTCTTCAAAAGATAAATTATCAAACTCTTTTTTTAGTTCTAAATCATTAATTAATTTTTCTTGGTCTTTTGCCTTTTTTTCATCGGCTTCTTTCTTGTCTTTTTCCTCTTTCTCTTTTTTACGATTACGCTCTTGTTCATCATACTTCAATTCGATATCGTTCTTTTCATTCATCATTTGAATTTCAAGTTCCGTTGTATCTTTTCCGTATTTCTTTAAAAGCGCTAACTTCGCATCGTTCTTAATTTTTAAATCGTTTAACTCTTTTTCGCGCTCAGTTAGTACACTGTCATCGTTTGCCTTAATAGCCTCATCTTGAATTTTTTTAATTTCGTCAAGGTCTTTCTTTTGTTGGTCTTTTAATTCTTGACGTGCTTTGTCTTGTTGCTCTTTTCTTGCTTTTGCTCTGTCTTTTGTACTTTGAGTTTCAGCAGTTTTAATTTCTACTAAGTGGCGATTTTCAATATCTTTTTTCTCATCAAGTGCTTTTTTAACATCTTGGTTTTGTTTATTGTATTGCTTAACAGCCTCATTTCTGTTTTCAGTTTGCTTTTTAATAGCATCTTCATCTGCTCCTGCAGCTCTTAAACTTGCTAAAGCATTTTGCTCCTTTTCGTAGGTATTCATTGCAATAGCTCGCTGTGATTTTTCGTAAGCTATTTTTTCATCAATTAATTTTAATTCGAGTTTACGTATAGCTTCGGCACTCATTCCACTTGCCTTAGCCATTGCAAGCTCTTGCTTTTGTTTTTTATCAAATGCCTCTGAGTTATTTTCTAAAGTTTTATTTTGATTTTCAAGTGCAACTCTATTTTTTTCAACAGCTGCCGAATTTTGTTTTGCTGCTTCGGCATTATCCATAAAGTATTTAGTCAAAGCTACACCCGCTGCAATAAGAGCCACAACCGCAGCGACAATTGCACCGATTGGATTTGCTGCCTGAGCTGCATTCCATAGCCATTGCCCAGCAGTTATTGCTTTTTGAACTATTGTGTATTGCTGAGCAACCGCAGCTAAACGTTTGAAGTCTTTTGCACTATCAGCAATACCCGACAAACTTTGTGAAAGTGCCATCGCCGATTGAACTTTTAAAAGAGTTTCTTGTGCAGCTTCGCCCTCAACTCCTAATAAACCAAGTGCAGCTTGATAACCTTGTACCGCATTTGCACCCGCAGCAATAGCACCCGTTGCAGCTTGAAACTTTGCACCTGGATCAAACAATTGAGAAGTTTCTTTTGCTTCTTGTATTTGATCTTTTAGTGTAGCGACTTTTTTAGCAGCATCTAAAGCAGCTTGCGAATAATCTCCAAACTCTTGTTGAGCTTTTACCAATTCGGCTGTAGCTTCACGAATTTGAGTTTTTAAAGATGCCGTACTTTTGTCGGTTTGAGCAACCGCTTTGTTTAAATTGTCAAGTCCGCCGACCGCTTTTAGTTCATCAACATCTATTTCAATAGTTTTAGTTATCGCCATTTCATATATTCTTTAAGTTCTTTAAATGTTTCAGGAAGTTTGTATTTTCCTTTCGCTCTATCTATTGCGTTACTTTCGCCCTTTGGTGCAAGTGGTAACAGTTCAAAAATTGTTTTAAGCATTTTGTATAATTGGTATTTTTACGTTTACGTCATCGCCGTTTGTTTTTTTCCAAACTCCTAATATGTTTCCTTCTCTGTCAAGTCCTGAAGTGTTTTGTAATATTTCAGCCTTAATTGTAGTATTTGCAAAATAAGAATCAGTACCTACAACAATCCAAGTTTCGTCACTACCAGTAATAACAATTTCGTCATAACCCGCCATCAGCAACATAACTTGAAAATCTTGTGCAGTATTATCAACTTGATAAAAATCTTCAAAACTATATCGGTTACCTATCGGAACTTCTCCAACTCTATAATCAGTCAATAATTCAAAATTCACCTCGCCTGTTGTTAAATCCGAAGTAATTTTATTAATTGTATATCGCTTATCTCTTATGATAATTCTGTCGTTTAGTTTTATATTAACCAATTCAACAGGATTGAATATACATTTTACAATAAGTAATCTACTTTTTATATTAAATACATTCCCTAAATAGTTTTCATAATGTCTTTTGTAAAGTCCATTGACTACATTTGAAAGAAACCAAGAACTAATTTCTGCACCCCAATTTAAAGACATTAAAACTCCGTTGTCAATATCGTTTGAAAATCTTCGATAACCAGAAATGCTTGTAATAGTGCCATCTAACTTGTCAATTTTTATATTCGGAATCGCACTTTTACGACCATTATCATACATTAAAACAGGTTTAGGAACGTAATTGTTTAAATCTTTATTTTTAAAAGTAACAGTTTGAAAGTCGCTATTAGTTTTACGTTCAAATAAAGGATTCTCAAAT